CAATAAATATTGAAATATTACAGAAAGGATTTATAGGCGTTGGAATACAACATATTTCAAAAGAATATTTATGTAATATTAAAATTCCAATTCCATCATTAGAAAAACAAAAAGAAATTGTCGATTATATAAATAATAATAATGAAATTATAAAAAATTTAGAAAAAGAAATTGAAAATAATAAAAAACAAACAGAACAATTTATGAAATCTATTGTAAAATAATTATGCCGGTTTATATATAGGCAATAAAGTAATTCTATTTAATTTATATAATTTAGCGGCAATTTTACTACAATAACTCTCTTTTGTATTTTTAGCATCTTGTAATGATAAATCTTTAAAGAATTTGGAATGTTCTTTTTTATGCAAGGATGTACATACGATGCCTGTTTTTTTTCCATAAATTATTCCAGGTGTTAATAATTTAAATACATTAATTTTATTTTTCTTTTCTTTATTTTCATAAACAGGTATCATTAATCCCCATGGCAATGTTTCATTCATTAGGTCATTTGGATCTTTAATTATTTTTCTATTCGATTTTAATGTTTCTAATTGTTTCGGATTTAAAGATTTGTGATTTATACCATCTTGATTATATAATAATGGTTCGAATTCTTCATTGAAAATATTAACAAATCCTATATATTTAAAATCATTTATTACATTTGGTATTTCTTTTTTTGTTATTAATATCCCTTCTTTCAGAAAACACATTTCTAGAAAACTATCAATTTTATTTAAAGCTTTTGATTGAAAGATTTTAGATATCAGTAATTTAAACGTTATTTCATCCAATGCTGTATATAAAGAAATTATTGCATTATCGTAATTATCTGTTTCAATTTTATCCATAATTTTATAAAAATTTTCATTAATATCGGCTGTTTCATCGTTCATATTATTAACATTTCTTGTTAAAGATATTTTAACAGGTTTATCTTCAATCACATCAATTATATGTACACCGTCCTTATGTGGTAATAAAAGAATATTATCAATAATAATATTCGGATAAATACTTATTTTAACGGAATGCATCAATATTTTTTCATCGACATCTGTAAATATCTTTTTAATTGTTTGATAGGATATAAATCGTTCATTTTTATGAATATAGCTTAATATTACATTTTTCAGTTTTGTTTGTATATTTAAAGCGAGATGTTTATATGTTTCTTCTCTGAAACCTAAATTATTTTCTTTTATATCATCTACATTTACTCTACAAACGGGTTTATATTTGTCAGCATCGCCCAATTCATATTTAATTCTTGCACCTTGGGACGTAATCAAATCTATTTTACCGAGTTTAAACATTTCTTTTGGAAAATAATTAATATTTCTAAATAAACTACAATCGAGTGCATTATTTCTAATTATTTCATCCACTATGAAACTTTGATTAAGTTTGCGCGCAGATATACGATATGCATGAATATCTGCTGTCTCTTTTTCATAATTATTAATAGAACAATGTAAAAAGACAGTTACGTTTCTCAATTCTACTGGTAGATTTTTATGACTACAATTGCGAATACCTCTTCCTATTATTTGATCGATGCGATTGAAATGATACCACGATTCCAAAATATGCATTTCACGAATATTTTGAAAATTTAAGCCTTCGCCAGCAACAGGTGTCATCAATACTACTTTAACTAATTTTCCATCTTTATTTTCGGGTTTATTTATAATATTCATTAATCCGTCAATCGTAGTATTTCCCATAATTTCTGGATTACTACTTGAGAGTATGCAATATTTCGGATATTTAATATTTTCATAAGTCGTATTATGTGTTATTGAAGTTTCCGCAAGAATATTTTCAGTACCTTCGCGCGAAAAACCCATATGTTCTAAGATAATTGCAAATGGCATTATACCAGACCATATATATTTAGAATATATAACGATAATTCCATTTGTATTTTTAATAATATTCGCAATATTTAAGAATTTACCCGAATATAATCCAAGATTATTATCGTCAGGACTTAAACAATTCTTATATTTACTATTATAATTCACGATTATTTGTTCTTTTGTGCCAACTTTTATAAACATATTATTAAAACCTTCTCTGCCAATTGCTGTATCATAAACAATATTCATTGGTTGTAATGCTGCAAAGTTATTTTGATGTTTTTCTCCAGAAACTATTATTTTTTTAGCAATTAAATAATCTAATTGTTTTTTTCCAAGTTTAGAAATAACTACCCCATCTTCTATATTATTGACCCAATTCGAATCAATTGTCTCAATTGGATTACCGTTATCCGTTTTTGGTATAATTTTATCTAATATTTTTATACCACTCAATTTGGGCGATAATTTAAAAGCAAAATTAAAGGGGTTTTTACCTCGCAAATATGATATATAATTGGACGACATCAATCCAATGAATTTTCTAGCTTGTTGTGTTATATTATTGTTTGCATCGAATATTTTATCGCTATTATAAAGATATTCGCGCTTATCATTTAATAATAATAAATAAAAGAGATTGTAAATATCATAAGGTTCGTTATACATAGGTGTTGCCGTTAATAAGATTAATTTATTATTAACACCTGATTTTAATGAGGCGATTAAGGCAGAATAAACGCGTTTATTTTCATCCGTGATATCTTTTGCTTTTATATCAATATCATCGGTCATATCATCGGTATTTATATTTGTACTGCGTATATTATGAGCTTCATCCACGATAATAACTTTATCGCTTACTATTTTATTTTTAGATGTATAATTTATTTCAATATAATTTGCAAATCCTTCATAAGTAAAGAACATATAACGAGATTTAATTATTTTTTTAATTCGTTTTTCCGCTGTTTTTATATCAATATCTTTTGATAATTGAGCAAGTTTAACATATGTATCTCCGGTGCATTGATTTGCGATTGTGCTAAAATCCATTAATTTCATTGTATCGAAAATTTGATTTTTAAAACCAGCTTCTATTGCGCCGGGTAATATAATCCAAATTTTCGGTTCATCATAGCTACTATGATTTATTAATAATCCTTCTGCAATTGTTATTGCAGTGCAAGTTTTACCAACACCTACGGAATAATATAATAAAAGACTTTTATAAGGCGTTCTATATGATAGATAGTGTGCAATTAAATATTGGAATGGACTTTTATCGAACCCTCTGCATAATTCATTGGCTTTATTATTGAAATCATCTAAATTATTGATATCATTGTATTTATTTATTTTATGTATTCGTATTTCTTTCAATGCTAATAGTTTCTCATTAAATTTAGGATCATTTAAGTCAGGATAATAAAGTTCTTTAAATTCTGTTTCTTGATGAATAGATTTGGTTTTTGCAATTTTTTGTTTTAAAATTTCTAATAATTGTTCATTTGATTGTTTATTATGTACTTTTTTATCTTCGGATATTTCTGATATCTTATCACTCATTATTTCCTCACTTATTTTTTTTAGAATGGGAGTTTGTATTCCCTCGCATTCTTTTTCCAATTCTTTATATATTTTACCATTTGGAACGATTGTATTTTTTGTTTTAGACAATGGATTTCTTAATTTATTACTTTTCCATTCAATACATTCTTCTGTCGTAGGTGGACGTTTTAAATGATGTCTAGGATTATTCGTTTCCTTGTGTTTTTTTGCTTTTTTATTTTCATCTTTAATATCCTCATTCATATTCAATTGTTTACAAGCATTTTCTAGTTTTTTATACAATGTAGATTTTTCGGATATTAAATAATTTGTGAATGGATTTTTCAATTTATTTTTTAACCATTGTTTACATACATCAACAGTTATGATTAATGGCTTATAGTCAACTTCGTCTTTTTTAGTCTTATATATTTTTATAAATTTTTTATCAGTTTCTGCTGGTGATATAATTGGTGATTGTACATGACTACAAGCTTTTTGTATTTTTTTATAAATAGTTTTGCCTTTTTTGATAGAATAGCCTGTTTTAGGATTTATTTCTTTATTTTGTTTCCATTTTAAACATTCTTCTAATGTATAAGTATCTTCGTCAATTTTACTCATAATTCTATTAGTTAAATTGAAAAGAAAAAAATAATTATATTTTTTCATATTCGCTAATTTTTTTATTAGCGAATTTAAATAATTCTATTCGTTCCATATTATAAGTCTTGATGTGTAAAATAACATCATTATAATTGAACCATCGAATTGCACGGATTTCTCTTACTTGTTCTAGACAATTGTTATCGATTTTAATAGAAATATCCGCGTTATTACATTTTGCAACATAATATAAATGTTTATACATAATACCATTTGTTCCAAAAAATATTTCCTCGAATGGTATAATATTTACAATAATATCTAGATGTTCGCGTTTTATTCTTGTTTCTTCATAAAATTCTCTAATTGCACAATCAAGATCACTTTCGCGTATCTTTCTTCTTCCTTTAGGAAATCCCCATTCTTGTTCATTATAAACACTTTTAATAGATGTTATGTAATTTCTTAAAAAATTATTATCATTTAAAATACTAAATTTTGTTTTAGAATTAATAAATTCTTTATTATTTTTATTACACATCATATCTGGTTGATGCCAAACATAATTCCATATATCTTCAAATTTTATTGTAAGAATCATATTTCTTTCAGAAATAGTCATATTAATCAACAATTTCTTTATATAATCCAAATTATTGATTTCATATTTACCTCGTATAAATTCCATGAAAGATAAACTATCCTTGCGTTGTATCATTAAATATTTTATTTCATTATTTTCTATTTTATAACATATAATACCAAAACTAATTATAGGATGGGGGCAAATTTTATATATGTGTCCATTTAATCCGCAATTTCTACAACATTGTGATTTAAATACTAATTTGTTTTTCATATAATTACCATTAATATTATTAAATTAATAATTTCTTAAATATTATTAAATTCGGCATAGTTATTTTCTCCAAATCCTTCAAAACCCATAAATTCTTCACGTTTATTTAGAGGTGCTGGTTTTTGTGGTTTGGCAACGGGTTCTTTCGGTTTATCTTGGGACGCAGTTGGTTGTATTATTGCACTTGCGGCATATTGGCGTTCAAATGGTTCTATATCTGCTGCATTCTCATTATATGGGACTTGTTTTTCTGGTTGAGGTGTGGTTATAACTTCCTTTGAATTAAACTCTTCCACATTATTGCCACCCATGATTGTATTTAATAGATTAGGAGTATTTTCATATTCTTCTTTCTCTTCTTTTTCTTTCATATCTGCTTGGAATTTTTCCATAGTAGCAGTTGTTTCAATCACGGATTTAGCATATTCATTCGAATTTTGTGGAGACATCTTTTGTTGATCTTCGGTTAAATCGACTTTATTGATAGCATTATTATAAGTGAATAAGGATGTAAATGATATTATTATTATGAACATACAATAAATAATTATAAATACGGCAATTATCCAAGCATAAGCCCAGCACCACCAGCGTTGTTTATCATCGCCGCCAGTAACCATACAGGTTATTTCGAATAATATTAAAAATATAGAAGGAACTAGGGTTAAAATTACGAAAAATACAAGTAATAATTTATTACCGAGTGTAAGGTCTGTGCGAGTTAATAAGATAGTTATACATATGGCTATAATTGCAGCTAAAATAGCATAAGCGGTAAATTGTGATTGTGTTGAACCAAAGAATATATCAAAAAACCCCATTATATTTATTATTTATTGTTCTATAAGAAAATAAGAATAAAAAAATATTTAAAAAATGAATAAATATTATTAATTATTGTCTAAATAATTATGGGCATACCTTATTATTTCTATTATCTTACAAAGAAGTATAAAGGGATTATAATTAATAAACTTCCTACAAATATTAATATTTACGCAATTGATTTTAATGGCATCATACATCCAGAAGCCGCAAAAGAAACAGAAGTCGATAAATTGTATCTTAATTTATGGAATAAAATTAAAAGTTATGACGTCAATTATAAACCAAATAAACTTTTAATTTGCATTGACGGTGTTGCACCCGTCGCTAAGATTATTCAACAGCGCAAACGACGTTATTTATCTATTTATAAAAATAAAATTGACAAGATTATTAGTAAATTTGACACCAATGCTATATCGGTTGGAACAGAATTTATGAATAATCTCGATGATTATATTCGAGATAAGATTACAAGTGAAAACAAAACATCATATATTTTAGATGGTAGTAAGAATGCAGGCGAGGGAGAACATAAAATATTCAATCATCTTTTAGAATATGATAATAAATTACCAATCATTATTAATGGTTTAGATGCCGATTTAATCATCTTATCATTGATTTCAAATATTGATAATATTTATTTAATGAGAGACAATAATAATGCGATTACGTATGTAAGTATTGACAATCTAAAACAAGCATTGTTAGATGAATTGCAACCAAAATGGGTCAATTTAGATAAAACAGAAATAATCGAAAGTTATTGTGTAATGTGTTCTATATTAGGTAATGATTTTATACCACACATATGTACATTGAATATGAAAAATAACGGTTTAAATGCACTTATTACTATAACAACAAACGCAATAAATTCAAATGGAGGATTGGTTAGTAATAATACTATAAATCAAAAATGTTTAGCGCAAATTTTTACATCAATTGCCGAAACAGAGGATATTGATATAATAAAAGAAGTTTCAAAATTTAAAGAAAAAAAGCCATGCGATTTTACTCTGAATAGTCAAGAATATGGTATTAAACATAAAGATAAATTGTTAGACGATATTTATAATAATAACAATAAGTGGCGCTATTATTATTATAAATCTCTATTCGATATTAATGTGAATTACGATAGTTCAATTATATCATCTGTCATATGTAATTATATTAAAGGTATTTATTGGACATATAATTATTACAAAAAAATCGAATTAGATTATAAATGGTTTTACCCATATAATTTTCCACCTACAGCAAAAGATATCAGTAATTATCTAACCGTAAATGAAATTGAAAAAATAACAAACAATGGAACTTTCTTAAATCCAAATATACAATTATTATTAATATTACCTATTCAAAGTAATCATTTATTAAATTTCAATGAAAATTTAAAATCTTATACAACCGATATATCCAAAGGTTTTAAACATTTATTTCCAAAAGAATTTAAAATCCAATCCTTTCTTAAAACCCATTTACACGAATGTTATCCTATTTTACCAATTATAAACATTGATAAAATAACAAAAATAAATAATGTATAAATAATTAATAATCTACACATATAATTAAATTATATAAACTCAATATTTTTGTATTAAATTTATAATTAAACCTATAATAATAATAATTAACCCTATCTCTGAGTGTATCTGACTATCACTTATAATATAGTAAGTGATAGTCAGATACACTCTCATTACTTAAACAGTGATGAGGTTTTCAGTAAAACCTATATTTATATTATAAAATAATCCTTAAGTCCATTTATTATAAATTGATTAGTATGCGATTATAAAGATAATCAACAATATTTTCCCATTTATAATTTGTTAATATATGTTGACGTCCTTTATATCCGTGTTTTTCCATTAATTCGGGATTACTGAAATATTTCCAAAATGCCTCAGCATAATCACTAGGATCCGTCAATTCGGCGATTCCACCAATTCCATTTGATTTATTGTCTAAATAAATATTTATTTTTGGTTTAACTAATAATGCAATATTATCATTTAAAAATTCGCGCATTCCGCCGACATATGCAGACACCTGTGCTTTGCCTAATGCCAATCCTTCGAAACCACATAATCCAAATCCTTCCCCGTCTGCAGTATTTAAACCTACATCGCATGCATTATATAAAATATTAATATCTCTATCGGATAATTGTTGCGGAGATGGAATAGAAATAATAGTATTCATAACATATTCAAGCGGTACATCGCGAAATTTAACTTCATTTTCAATGACATTCGCTAAATCCCAATAACCATCCACCATTGTACCTATAACTAATTTTATAGGTCTCGATGTATATTTATTAATTTTGCATGTATTTTTAGATACCGATTTTGTTATATTGACATTATAATGTCTTTCTACAAATTCAATCCAAGCTATAATAGTTGTATCCCAGCGCTTTCTTGGTTGATTTCTATTTAAATTTAATACCATAAAATCATTATCATTATAATTATAATATAATCGAGCAATCGATTGGTCAATAGGATAATATAATTTATGATCAAACCCATGAGGAAATACATAAATGGGCATTGTTTTTTTAATACCCAATTTATAGGCAATATCTTTCCAATATGGAGTAAATGCGATGATTGCATCGAAAAAAGTATTTAATAATTGTATATATTCATTTTTCTGATATCTATATACCTGATCCATATATGAAACTAATTTAAATTTATTTCTATGGCTCCCGCATTCATTTATAATAGTCGCCGTTAAACTCGTAGTTATCATAGCATCATTAAAAATAATTATAACATCCTGTGGATTTTGTTTTATATAATTGCCTATTTCTTTTTCTCCAAATCCTGATCTTTTAGGATCTTCTGCAGCATATGCATCATGAATGATTACATTCTTTGGAATATCACCACGTATTATGTCTTGACCCCCGAAATTATTGAAATTCTGGAAACCATATATCGTTAATTCTATATCTTTATATTTTGCTAGATATTTTCCTATATAATACATAACTCTACTATAGCCATTCGATTGTATAGGATGTGTGCCACACCACATAATTCGTTTTTTTCCGTTTTTACTCGGATACCACCAATTCGCATTATTTTCTGCCATCGTTATTAATTCTTTATATCAATTTCTTTAAATAAAAATAATTTAAAGAAAATGCAATATTATTATTAATGGAACTTTATAATTTTCATTTTGCTAATTTAAAAAACAAAAGATTAAATTACAATCAATTCACGAACACTTATAATTGTCCTTCTGGAATTATGAACCATCATAATTATCCTTCGTGTAAAGTTTTCATTGAAAATTTAATGAATAGTAGAAATCAAAATCAATCAATTATTATTGAAACTGGTACGATGTCCTTTAATAATGATGAGATTGATAATGAAAATTCAATCAATAGTACATTACTTTTCAATAATATTGTTTGTAAATATGGTGGTATTTTATTTAGTTGTGATATAAATAAAGATAAAATAGATGCTATTAATGAAAAAATAGTATCGCATAGTATCAAATTAATAAATATGGATAGTCTTGAATTTCTTGCAAATCTAGCAAATAATTTAAAAGATAAAAATGTTATATTGAATATATATTTAGATACATACGATAAAAATAAAAAAGATATTGAAAATGCAAATCATTGTATTAAGGAATATAATATTATAAAACCATATCTAACAAAAGGTTCGCAAATTCTTATAAATAATGCCACAAATCATAGTTTTGCAGTTTTAATTAAGAATGTATTGCCTTATGAAAATCTTGTTATTGATAAATCACAATTATTATATGTCTTTTAAGGGTTGCCGAAAACAGTCCCTCGCCTTGTAGTGCGCGATGTCGCAGACGGTGGCACAAATACAGGTGTTGCTTTCGCTACGGGTGCTGGTGCGGATGGTACTGCTCTAGAGGTTGATTTCTTTATAGCAGGTGTTGCTTTTGCTACAGGTACTGATGGTACTGCTCTTGAGGTTGATTTCTTTATAGCAGGTACAGCTTTTGTAGTAGTTGATTTTGCCGCAGATTGAGTTGTACGACGAACAATGCCATATTCTGTAAATAATCGTCTTATACCGGTATTATTATAAGTAATCATATGTTTTAGCTTACCATCATTTGCTTCAACTAGTTTTGTAAATAATTCGCGATAATTTATATTTATAATATTATCTTTGTCGTCTCGATAGTCGGTATAATTATTGCCTACATTCTTATTTAATTTTTCATTATAAATATTTACTTGAAAATTAGCTATGTTTTCAATTAATTTTTTTAGTATATTTAAAGATCTTTTCGCCAATTCTGATAAATCAGTTGCGTCTATTAATAATTGTGATAAATCAGATGTCCTAACTAACTGAATACATATTATAACATCAAATATATTAAATTCTAATTTATTTTGTAATTTATAAATTATTATATTAAATTTAGTTTCAATATCTTTATTTCCATCTGCATATAAACTTTCTATTTTTTCGGATATTATATTAAACTGTTCAGTTGTTAATGGTTCTTCTGGTGGTTGTGGAAAATATGTAATATAACATAATTTTTTATATCTTTCAATATCTTTTATATATTTGCCAGATGTTATTCTTGCTACTGCTCGATCTTCTGTTGTATAAGTAATATTTAAATCATCTTTTAAAAAAGATAAACTTGCGATAGGAATGCCATTTTCTGTCATAGTATAGTATGTGTCATTATAATCGTCTTCTTGTAATACAACATCTAATAAAGATATAGTATATTTCATTTCTTTAGTTCGAATTTCGCCAGTAGTATTAACTTTATATTTTATCACAATATTACTTTCATAATCAATGGAAAATAAATTAACCGGAAAGTTATCACTTGGTCTTATTTCACGTGTTCTAAAATGTTGAATATTATCATTATCTAATGTAAAAAATAATTTAAATGTTTGCTCTGTATCTGGATTTACAAATTCTAATGGAATATTCGAATAATCTAGTTCTTTTATTTCATTGCCATGTTCATGAGTTTCTAAAGTTCTTATTGTAAATAAATTACGAAAATGTGTTTCTAAATAATTTCTTAATTTTACTATATGTTTCACTATAATAAGTTTAATATTCTTTTTAAATTCTTCATATCCACGCATATCATTCTTAGCAATATATTCTTTTTTTTTATGTCCAATATATAATTTTGTGTCTATATCTTTCGTAGATGATATATTAAAATCATAACGACGCATTGCATCGCCTCCTGCAATAAATAATACAACACCAAGTGGCATTAGTTCTTCATTTATTTCGCGTATAAATGAATTAATCGCAGGTCTAAATATAGACATTAACCATCGTTCAATATAATCAATAAATCTGGCATATGTATCATTTATTGCTGAATATTTATAATATATCTTATTTATATTTTGTACGAAAAATACATTAAAAAAATTTGTACGTGAAAAAACGTTATAATAATTATCTAATAACGATCTCTTAAAATATTCTGCAATTTCAGAATAATTATTTTTTAATTCTTTTTCGAAAAATAATGTTTGTCTATATATATCTACATTCAACCCTAAATTTTGTTCTTTATCACATGTATTTAAATATGAATACGTAATTAATCCTAATCCATTTAATTTATTTAATTTTTCTTCTATTGTTTTATGATCATCAATATCAGTATAACCGACGTCGGTAATTTTTAAATAAGTTTCTTTAAATAATTTTATGCTAAAATTTGGTCTGCCTGATACGCTTGCATCTGTTTGTGTCATTGATTGTTGAATTGCTTGAAAATTAAATTCAACGATTGTTTTATTTAATAATTCACTACGATAAATATCGTATAATGTTTTTTCTAATTTTGGATTTTGTCTTGATACATTAGCAACTAAATTAGCTAATTTTCTTGCAGCCCTCACTCTCTCCATATGATTTTTTCTATGTGGTTTTTTTGCACCACCTTGATTTTCTGGTAATTCATTTAATACAAGAGTAATATTATAAGTTTTTTTATTTGGATAAGCATTCGTATCTTCAAACATTGTGCCGTCATAATTAAAATTTGTAGTTTTTATAGTAGTATTTATTCCAATTGCTAATAATATTTGTTGTAATACTAAAATTATATTGTTGTATATAACTATAATTTTTTCTTTTACTAATAAATTATCTTTGTCATTATAATAGATATATCGTATATCATAATTACACGTTCTCATACTGATTATTTCTTCATCAGTATAAACTTTTTCATCACTATTTTTATCATACCATTTGTTCCATGATAATCCACCTGCTACCCAATAAACATATTTATCTCCATTCGCAACAAGATGTTCCATTGTTATAACTTGCTTCGCCAACCAATGATTAATTGTTATGCTTTTAGGTGTAGAAATTATCATTTTATTTTCAAATAAACTTGATAATAAATTTTTTTTTGTAAATACATTTCTCTTTATTTTCATAACTTGATGATCAATATCAATACACGCAGTTGCATGGCTCATAGTGTATTCTTATATATATATACATTTATTTAATTTCAATTTATTCATTTTTTTAGGTATTGTAATAATATTATTATTGAGATAACCACCCCACCAACTTGTATAAATATCACATGTTATTATAGAGGGTATCAATATCATAAGCATTAATTCTACGCATTCATTTACATTCTCGATGAAATAAAAATTTTTATTGATTGATAAATGCATCCTACACGCATCAATATCATTCGATATTACTAATATTTTTTTATTTTTACCCAATAAATATTCATACGCATTATTATAATATGTAATATCTACGTCTAAACATCGCGTATAATTATAATACATCAGTATATAATTATTATCATCATATTCATTAAAAAAATCTTTTATATCATTGAAAATAGTCTTTGCATTTCTATAATATACATTATTATTTACAAATAGATTTCTTATGAAAAGTCGTGTATCTTCTGTATAATTTTCATTTGTAATAAATTTACCATTTATATATAAATTATTATATAAATTCGGTATATCATTATTTATATGTTCTAAATGAAAATTAAAATATATCTTATTAAATTCTTTTTTATCAATAATATTTATTTTATTTTTCAACAAATTTTTCAAATAAATATTGATATTTTCATCTTTCAATATTATTGATTTATCATATTTAATAGAATAATTATAAATATTTGCTAATTGAAATAATTGTTCTGCTAAATCTCCTTTCATATTACATGATACTACATTTTGCATTTTTTACATAATTATTAATTTATTATGTTTATATTAATATATGTCTGAAATTATTGATTATAATTATAAAATAATAGTGATTGATAGCGATTGTGCCACTTATTATAGTCCTACCACATGCGATTTTTATATTAATTTAGACGAACCATTAAGAAATGTATATAAACTTAATGTAATCGCAACTTTGTTAAATATTCCTAATAATTCATCTTTAAATACCCCCCTTAATTCTATCTATGTTAATTTAAACAATATAAATAGACTTATTGGAAAAAATAAAACACTTGTCAATGATACAAGTTATAATATAAATGCATTTGATTCAATAATTATTGACAGTACTATTCCAATCGATAGTGGTAATACTACCATCAATAATGATTTTCATAGTTCTGATACAATTCATTATCTTAATCCTATAGAATCTCAAGTTGCAAGATTTAATATTAAATTATATGACAAAAATAATGTAATTATTAATAAAAATGCTATAAATCGTTTTATACTAAAAATAGGCGTTTATTATAATAATAAAAAAGTATTACGTGCTTAACACATTAGTAATAGCGAGATTTGCGCATTCCTTTAATATTTATTTTTTTTATATTATCGTCCTTTTCTACAATATTATCACTATCACTGCCACTATTGCTATCATCGTCTGAATTTATTATTAATACTTTATTTGTCTTCTTTTTAATATTATTCACCAAATTCATATTTATATAATTCTCTTCATCCGTTTCATTATCTTCCTTTTCCGCTTCAGTATTTATTCTAGGTGTTATAGTACGTTCTTTCTCTGGTTCAATCAATTCCTCATTGAAATCTTCATTGAGTTCTTCTTGTGTATCATTAGGTTCTTCTTGTGTATCATTGGGTTCTTCTTGTGCATCATTGGGTTCTTCTTGTACATCATTATGTTCTTCTTGTGTATCATTGAGTTCTTCTTGTGTATCATTAGGTTCTTGTTGTGTATCATTGTGTTCTTCTTGTACATCATTATGTTCTTCTTGTGGTTCAGTATTTATTCTCGGTGTTATAATGAGTTCATTTTGTGGTTCAGTATTTATTCTAGGTGATATAATGAGTTCTTCTTGTGGTTCAGTATTTATTCTAGGTGTTATAATGAGTTCTTTTTGTGGTTCAGTATTTATTCTAGGTGTTATAATAAGTTCATTATCTGATTTTTTAATATTTATTCTAGGTGTTTTAATAATTTCTTTTTTTGGTTTTCCGATTACTTCTATTTTTTCTGGTTCAATTATTTTTATTTTTGGAGTTTTCACTTCACTAGTTTCTTCCTCGTCTTCGCTCGTTTCTTCTTCTTCCTCGTCTTCACTTGTTTCCTCTTCATCGTCTTCGCTTGTTTCTTCTTCTTCGCCGTCTTCTTCATCACTTGTCTCTTCTTCCTCGGTATCACTTTCAATCATTTTATTGCCTCCTTTCTCATTATATAATTCTAAAATTGTTTCGAATGGTGTTATATCTCTTATTGTATTTTTTAGTATTTTTCTAATATTTTTTTCAATAAGATTTAAATGATATTGTTTTTCAGATGGTTTTAAATTTTTACTTGAAAATAGATAAACATTTTTCCAACAAAAAATGCTTACATTAATCATACATCTATGTATAAAATCATAAGACTTGATAATCGATATATCTTTAATTTTATTTGCATTTTCAGTTTTAATTTTAATATTTAACATAACAATTTCTTTCAATAATTTATCAAAATAATTACATTTCGTTTTTTTCAATAATGATTGATATTCATCATATATTTTATTATTATTCCAATTTTTTATTTCTACTAAATTTTGTTGAAACACTTTAATATTACCATTAGACGCGTCATACATTTTATATATTTTTTTAGCTAAAGGTATTGTAATTATATCAAGCAAATGATCAATATATTCTGTTTTGGTATCTAATAAAACTTGCATTTTATATTATTGCTTATATTGATAATTAATTAAAAGTTTTAAATAACTTTATATTGAAATAGATATACTTTTGTAAAAGTTCCATTTTTCTTTCCAAGTTCTTTATATACCAACAGGTCTGTTAATGGTTCCAATAAAAGGAATAAATATTGCCATTTTTAGAAAAAAGAAAAAGAAAATAAATTATTTTTATTTTA